GGCGACAGGGTTAAGACCTGGACAGCCTAGGAGAGCTATTTGCTCTTTTGCGCGAGGGTCAGGATCACGCTCACAATACCAGTTGATCTCTCTCTGAGCGTTTTGCAGGATATCGACAGCTTCGTCGAAACCCGAAACGAAGCCAAAGTCAGCGGCCTGGAACGCCATTCAAGTGAAGCCGCCATGTTGTGCCCAGCTCGCGTCATTCACTTGTGATCGGTTCAATGCAGAATCGAATTGTAGCACTGCTACTGGGGTTGCATTCGTACCCTTTATCAGGTCTTTGGCCTCTTTCGCCTGGAGAATAAGCTGCGGGCTTGGCGTCTTGCCATAGTTCGGCGCAAGCTCGAGTGCTAGTAGCTTTTTAAGAGCACGGCTATATCCTTGCGGCAGTGAGTACACAGCCGAGGTATTGGCGAACTCACTCAATATCAGGTCACTGAATATGTGGGCCGTGTAGTTAGATCCAGGTGCTGGATAGACGTACAACTGCCCATATGGAAAGGTTTGCTGATACGCAGCAATATACGGCCATGGCCCTTGCACGTTCTTTAAGAGTTCACGCTTGTAATTATCGAAGTCAGTAAACGTGAACGTGTAGTCCAGGTTCGCATTGGTCGAATTAGATCGTGTGAAGCCTTGCCGAAACCGCAAGGGACGGTTCATCGGGATATTCCCAGGAACCGTGTAGGTGATCGTATCGGGATTGATCGAGGGAGTCGCAGTGGCCGGCGCACTCATCGTCACAGTATTAGTACCAATTGCTATCACTGTGGTTGCAACCGGGAACAAGTTAGTTCCCACAGGGATCACTGACTGCTGATCGGTTAGCGTTGATCCCGCTCCAACCGTAGTCGATGCGACTAACTGCGAAGGGATCGAGGTAATGCCGGTGATCGTAGGGGAACCTCCAGTGACCGTACCTACGAACGTCCCGCCCACAGGATTACCCACGGTGTACTGGAACTGCCCTGGAATCCAGTTAAAGATGGTCTCTTGCTGGGTGTAGACGAAGGCTTCGTCATTACTCAGTGAGTCCAAGAGGTCATTCAGGACATTCAACGCAGCATTAGCATTGTCGGCACCGATAGGCTGACCTACAGCTGTGGCATTGATGTTCAGTAACGCCCCGGAAATGATATCCAGCGCCGTACTAGCCGTAAATCACCGTTATGGCATCGCCTGAGGTCGTTACAGAGGCGTTCGTCGCTACCCCTGGCGTAGATGAATACCAGAAATAGAGCTGCCCTACGTTCGTCACAGGCTCATTCAGAGCGAAGTCCAAACCAATGGTTGGAACCTCGAACACCATCGCCGGTAATGTAGTTGAGCCGGTCGAGGTAGGGAACGGAGCGGCATTGCTCTGTCCCTGCCAGGCGAACTTGATGTAGTAAGGTACCGCACCCTGATTCGTCGCAGTTACGCCCCAAAAGTCTGTGTTCCCTAAGTTGTTGACCGTCTGCACCGTGGGGGTAGTTACCCCCGTTGTCATCGTTAGGTAGGGGCGTGCCATTACGAATAGATCCCAGTAGGCAAGCTCGTCGGAGGATTCGGACTATCAGACCGTGCAATGCCAATCACATAGGCCTCAATAGGCGTAGAGACCGCAAGCGTGGATGAGTTGGCGAGCGTCAAGGAAAGCACGCCGGCACTTGAGACAAACGTGTTACCAGGGCTTACGAAGTTAACCGCAGGCGCTGTATTGCCATTGACCGTGACAGAAGGACGGTTCACATCCATGATCAAATCCCCAGGCAGAAGACCCGGTACATTGATAGTGACAATCGCCCCACCGGTTGCAATGGTGATTGAAGTCGCTGAGACGTTCGTTCCTGACGGCGTACCGGCAAGCACAAACATGTTCTTTACGTTCCCGTACGGGATTGCTGTTCCACCGGCCATGAATCCTCCTTAGTAGCTGTAATAGTGCCCTTGGCCATAGCATGGTCGATAAAGTTACCTTTCCATACTCTAGAACCGCGGTGCGTAAACTCGACTTGCGGATCAATCCAAATCTTCTCACCCATGGCACACCATAGGCGGTTGAAGTAAATGTCCTCACCCCGAAAATCCATCTTGCCATTCTCAGGGTTGCGGCTAAACCCGGTCTGCCAGTGAGCAGGACCGGTATCTAATGTGTAGTAATCAGCATGTTCTGGATACGCTTTAGCATATTTCTCCATCGCCGATCTCTTGATGCGAATGAACGCGGTTGGCGCCTCAAGGGAGGAGATAAGCCCGTTCTCAATCTCACCCGTTAAGGCGTTATCGTGGAACTGCTCACCCTCAACCTTCTTAGGCACCAATCCAGCTACAACCTCTTGCGGGTAGTCTAGAAAGCGTTTAACCGCTTTGTAATCCCAGCCCACATCCTCATCGATCATGAACAGATCGGTGCAGTCAGAGTCTAAAAACCCCTTGGTTAGCTTATTTCTTGCTAGGTCAATGAAACACAATCCCCCAACTATCTGCGCCTGTACCTCGATCTTCAAAGCTGTCAGGTGAATGCAGGTCATCATCATGGATGACATGTACTCGGCTGAGAACCGATAGTCGTATGTAGGGGTCGCAAAGAATACTTTTTGTTTCATTTACCCTTCCGCGGATTACCGCTATTTATACTGAAATTAGCGAAGTTATCGAAACTCCATAATATGGGCGGTGTAAGTCCCGCCCACATGCTTTACACGCTGAGGTCATACCCCAGCACATAGACATCGAGCGTACAGGCCGTACCCGCAGTGGTCTGGCAGGAGACATAGATCGTCTGCCCGTTACCCACGAATGACACGTTCTGCACTACCGGACGATACGCAACCGTCGCACCACCGAATCCAACCAGTGAGGACAGGATAACTGGCGCTACGATGGTTACCGCAGCACCCAGAGGTGCTGAGCAAACAGCGATAGCTACAGAAGTACCAGGGTTGGCCGTCAAGTTGGTTGCAATGACCGCTTGAACATTCCAGCGATTGGAGTTCACAACCGGAAGCACACCGACATCGCCCAGTGCGTTGACGTTAATACCCTTACCGCTCGCCAGCACACGGATCTGATTCGCTTCCTGAGGATTTGAATTAGTCGTGGTGTTGTTGGGCGTGAGGGTAGCAACACTGTTGGCCGTATTGGTAATGGCCGGACCGTTATTGATTCCTGACATATGTTTCTCCCTTAACCTTGGACCCGAAGGCCCAGTGAACGATAAAGGGTTGCAGGGCCGTACAATACGTCCGCACGCGTCGGTTCACTATCATTATTGATCGTGTACTGAGTCACGCACCGAATGCTCATACCCACATCCTCATCATCGTATGCGCGTGCTGCCATCTCAACACCTCGCGGCAACGGCAAATCAGCAAATGCGAGTGCAAATGCGTACTTGTGGAAGATCAACCCTTGCGGCGAGACAGTGTTGGCATTCGCCGTTCCACCGTTAACCGTAATGGTAGTACCCGTTCCCGTAGGAGCCGCAGTCACATTCTGGAACTGACCGCCAGAGATGATTGCATCACCAATGGTTAAGGTTAGCGCACCACCGCCTGTACCGGACGTATACACGCCGGTGAGGTTATTGAACGTACCGTTAGCAAGCGTCGCAGGCGCGTAGTAAATGCCAGTAGTCGCCGAACCATTCGGAGGCGTAGTAAAGCCACCGGGCGGCAATACAACGAACTGCTTTAAGGTGCGACCATACTGCAACCGATTCTGCGGGTTCACAGGATAGATGCCTGAGAGCTGGATAATGTCTCCAACCTTCACAACACCAGTCGAGGCAGTCCAGCCAGTCGTCTCCAAAGTGCCGGACGATGCCCAGCCAGTTGAAAGAATGGCAGTACCGACAGGACCAGCCGCACAGGTCGGCGTTCCACCCTGCGCACCTGTGGTGAAGGACAGGATGTTCTGATCCTCGAACCAGTCAAGGCCAGCAAAGTCCTTAGCAACCATGCCCTTCTCGTTGTATTCCGCAATGCGCGCTTGCGGGTTGAACAAGCCCTTGACCGAATCAGTCGCAGCCGACATGGAGATAGGATCAAGAATGCAATTCTTGTCCCCTTCAGTCGGACACGCTTCACTCGCCAGGATCGCTCGAGCATCGCTGAAGAGCTTGTAGGAGGCCGGCTGTACGCCCGGAGTACCCACAGCGCCTGCGGTGTTCAAGGTGCAAAACTGCGCCGTGTCAGAGTCGATACGGTTTGCAACCGCAGCAATCTGGGGACGCAGAATGCGCTTCTTGAACATGTCCATCGACAGCGCAAGATCCTGAGTCGTGAACTGAACGTCTACGTGGAACTGATAGTTCAGCGCGACGGTTGAGAAGGTTTCGTTGGTGTCCTCAACGTTAAGCGGGGGACCATAGGTACCCAGGTAACGCGGGGGACGACGGATGCTAACGGTATTACCTACCTTAGCGCCTGTTTGTGCAAACTCGTTGGAGTATTGACGCTCCACCCGGTTCGCTATTACGAGTTCGTTTTCGAGGACCACGAGAGCCTCGTTCGTAATATATGACATGGTTAACAAATTGTTCGGAATGTTCGCTGCTCCTAGACGAAAGGGTTATTTCGGAGCACCACAAACGAATCAAGCCTACTTGCCCTTATTACGCCGCCTCTCAGCTTCGTATGCGCGCAATTGTTTGAAATCCATCTTGGCAGGATCGACGTTAATCACGCCTGATCCGCCTTGCAAAGGCTTAATGGGTGCGGGTGCTCCAGCTTTTGGGATTACAGGAGTCTCCACAGGGGCGACTTCCTTCTTCTCCCATTGCGTTTCCAGCTTCCCGATCGCAGCAATAGCTTTGATCGGTGATAGCTTGGTGATGCTTTCAAATACGTCGGGGTTCTTGGCAAAGAAATAGCCAAGATCGCCGCCAAAATCGCTCTCGACCATGTACTGCTGAATGTACGGCGGGACGTTAACATCCGCTCTACCAACGACTTCCTTGAAGTCCGGGTATTTCTCACGCGCCTTCTCTAATCTCGCCTCAAAGGCTTTGACTATGAGATTTTGTTCGGCTTTCGTACGCTCATCAGTCTGTCGTTTGCGATCATCTTCCACAGCCTTAGTGGCTGAGTACTCTGCTAGCTTTTCCGCGTATTCAAACGCTTTGAACTGACCCTTTTCATCATAAAAGTCCTTTGCATCCGGCTTTTGGTTCTTGGGAACCTCGGCAACCGTGGCCTTACTCCGTAGTTCTGCTAGTTCGCGCTCAAGCTGGCCTAGCTTGTCTTCAGCCATGCGAGCGCGGTCAAATTGTGACTTACTGAAGTTCTCAGTGTCGTCAAGTTCACCCTGAAGCCGCTTGGCTAACGCCTCAGCCTGCTTCATCTCACGGTGTTTCTTAGATATGCGCTTCTGCGCACGTTCGGCTAGGTCGTTATCCTCAGCCTCAAGGCCTGTATCCTCTTCCTTGGTCTCTTCTGTCTTCCCAACCTCCATGGCAGGGGCTGCTTTAACAGCCTCCAAAACAGGTGCTTCGGCCTCTTTCTTGGCCCTGTCAGGCTTCATAACCTCGTGTTTGCCAGTCTCGACAAACTCCTGCATACCACTACCAGTCACTACTTTAGGCATATAAACTCCTTATCCGCGAGAACCGCTCGCTACGGAACATGTTTCCAATCTACTCTTTTGCGTATTCTCGCTATGCAGGCATCACTAACCCCATATCTTTCTGCCAAAACGATGCTTTTATCAGATGATTCTCGTATAGCGCGAACCATGGGAGCATCTAGCTTGGAGGATGGATTAGCGGTCCCGTAACGGTATTTTTTTAGCATTCTCAGCCTCTAGAACTCGCAAATCACAAGCCGCATCCGCCACTCCGTGCCAATCGGATTGCTCTACCTTCATCCTCAAATAGGCAATCAGGATAGATCTTTGATCATCAAAGGTCATTGAACAGTCTTAGACTCCGCTTTCTCAGCAGCTTTCAAGGCAACTTCAGCAGCAGCTTTATTGTGCGCAGCCTCCACATGAGTGTTCAAGAGCGTAGCCCCTGCCTGGATCTCAGCCACATCACGAGCGGTCACAGATTTGACATGCGTATCTAGCTGCTTAGTGCTGTCTGCACGCTGAGCGTCCTCATCCTTGGTCTTGGTCTTCTCGCGCTCAACTTGCATCCAGCCATGCTCAATGGTCGTTTTGTACTTGATTTCAGTAGCCTGCTCTTGAATCTTGGCCTCGAGCTGCTGGATATGTGCGGCTAGTGACTGAACAACACCTTGCGCCTTCTTTGGCAGGTCCTTCATGGTCTCTTTGATGTTATCCGGCGTCATAGGCATCATGCGATCTGCCAATTGATCAGCACCCGGCCAGTCAAAGGTACGAAGCACGATATCCGCACCCTTAGCAGCCACTTCCTTACCCATTGGAGTTGCCATCAGTGCAATCATGGACTCAGCAGACTCCTGGCGCTTTGTGTCATAGCCAGGGCCGGTATCCATCACCACATCATATCGACCCACAGATAGGTCGTTCTTAACCGTCTGTACGCCTTGCTCGTCAGTCTCAGGCGCATTGATCTCAGTCATGGATGGGACACCGTCCTCACCAATGATCCGCTGCATACGCTTCGTCGAGTAGTAGTACGGTATCCAGCCTAGGATGATCCTACCGACCTGGGCTATCGCTTGGGTCTGATTGTCGTAGTACTGATAATGGCCGATATCGCTTAAGGCTTGTCGTTTCTGAAGGGCCACGCCTGAGACAACCGCACCGGGAGTGTCTTGTCCAGGCTCATGAGGCATCCCTGCGACAGCCATAAGATCCTGTTGGGCAGACTGTGCGGCTTGGACGAATCCTGCAGGAACCTCAATTGCTTGCTGTCTTTGTGGAGGCGGTAACGGGGTCTTTGTTCCATCTGGCTGCTCCACATACTGCATCTCGTATTCAAGGGCTGAATAAGGGGTTTGATTCGCGTCATTCCACTCAGGATGCCCATTCCTAAACCCAGCAGGGCCTACCCACGGCGCCTTAGAACTCAAGGCTAGCTGCTCAGTCTCAGCGGTACGCCAGTAGTTGAACATCTGGGCAGGGCCAACTAAATCCTCAATCATGCCCTTACGCCTAACGCGCCCGTTTAGCTCGAGCACATTGCCCTCAAAGCGCACGACCGGGATGTAATCACCTGGAATAGGACCGGTATCCTCAGTCTCACCGCCAATAGCACGCTTATCCACAATCATGCGGCCATTGACCTTAAACCACTCAATAGCGTGCCTGAATGACTCACGCTTACCAGTAATTGCCGGATGGTCTGTAGCTACGCCAGCACGCTTGAGATCACTAGCTAGAGCGGTTGAGCCATCCTGGAACTGATACAGCATCTCGGTCTTTTTAGTGATCCGATAGTACTCAGCCAGGCGGATCTCAGTCTTAGTCTCCCACTGAGCGAAGTTATCGCCTGTGCCTGTTTTGATGAACTCCACATTGTCAGCATCAGGGTAAAGGCGCTTGTACTCAGTGCGCTTCATCTTCTCAGTGATGATCACCCACTGTGCATCCTCACCGGATGGGAGGGTGGCTGCAGGATCCATGTACACGGTGAAGGTATTGCGGATGGGCAGGATCATCACTTCCTTGTCCATCGACTTACCATCGATGTAATCGGCATTCAATCGGCAGTATCCCCAGCCTATGTCTACCGCACTAGCTCCACCGGTATCGTAGGCTACAGATGCTTTGGACAGGTTCTCAATGTGTCGGCAGATGCCCGATATCACCTCAGCCGTATCGGTATCAGCCCCATCACCTACCGGATGCACCTTAATGCGCGGCCTCTGCTGGCGCATGTTATTGACGACTCGATTACGGAATGTGCGCGTGTGATTGATGGTTAAGCTAGGACGCCGGGCCATCTTGCGCTGATTGTAGATGTCATCATCCCACTGATGACCGTCTAAGAACTCCAAGCACTCAATGCCCTTGACCCTATTCTCGCCCTCAGCCTCCATGCCTATGCGCAGACGGTCCATCAGCTCTTGGAATATCTCATCATCCGTTACGGCTGGCTTGCCCTCGCGCTCAGGGATTGTGGGCACTATGCAGCATCTTTATGCATATCACCGGGGCTGAGACATGCATTGTTGAGGTTTATGCGCATAATTATCCACCCATCCAACTATTGCCGCTGATTCTCTGAGATAGCCCGCCATTGGTCTGTTTGACCACAGGCTTAGGGATCTCAGGGGGTCTAGCATGCTCCATTCCACGTCCCATCAAGCTGCACACATCCACACCGTCATCGTATTTGCCAGCGGGAAAGCGCATGAGCTGGCTCATCAGATCAGGCTTCCACGGTGCATGGGCAGGCATATACACGTTTCCCATCGCCGCGCGTGCCTGGAATGGACGGCAGCGCACAACCTTGTCGTGAACTGAACTCAGCCATTCTAGTCGGCACAAAGCTGACCGTTCTTGCATCCTGCGCTTGAGGAAAGGCTCTATGGATTTCTTGATCGGCCCACTTTCGCCAAACCAGATAAGGGGTGAATACTGATTTATGAAATCGCATTGCTTCTCGATCCATACGTTAGATGAGGCCTGGCCACGCCACCAATCAAGGATGTAAATACAGCCAGAGTAATCGAGTCCGAATATGCCGTGTTCGGTGTAATCCCCCGCTCCTTCAGTGACCGCATAATCCGAAGCTCCATAGATATGCATGCCCGAAGGTCTAAGGTCGTATTCGTTGAAGTACTCACGCTTGAAATACTCTCCATCCTCAGGTGCGGGATCTTGCTGATACAGCGCATTCCAGGCCCGTACATCCTGTTTGGCAGTCTGTACCATCTCATCGGTGAACCACTCAGGCCATAGCCTCTGACCGTACTCACGGCCCAATGGATCGTGTTCACGTGCCTCCATTGGCAGTTTGATCACTTTCCACTTATCGGCCTCACGCTCGAGAATGCGTCCTGATAGGTCATCCTCATGCCACCTAGTCTGTATGACAATCTGTGCAGCGCCAGGCATCAAACGGGTGACAAAGTCGTTTAAGTACCAGTCCCAGTGCTTCTGGCGGATGCGGTCTGAGTCTGCTTCTTCACGCGATTTAATAGGGTCGTCAATGAGTCCCAGCTTTGCTCGTCTTCCCGCAATAGCTGATCCGATGCCAGCAGCAAAGAATTCCCCACCTCTCTCATTCTCCCAGCTGCCCGCTGCCTTAGTGTCTTCACTACACCCGAAGCCGAAAACGTTTCGGTAGAGTGGACTAGCAGTAATGTTTCTAGCTCGTCGGCTAAATCGCTCAGCGAGTTCAGTAGTGTTTGAGACTCCAAGGACTGGCACCTTCTCGTTACGCCCCATAAACCATGGCGGGAATAGTACGGACGTGTACGTACTCTTGGCCGATCCGGGTGGCATCCACACCATGAGCTTTTCAATTTCGCCACGCTCTACCCCTTCCAATGCGTCTATCAGCAATCTGTGATGCTGAGCTGGGACTATCGATAGCCCTAAATACTCAATGAAGCTCGCTAGGCTCTTCTTCGCGCTCCGACGCTTCAATAACTCGATTGCTGCTTCCGCTGGCGATATTGGCAAGATCAGTATCCGTAAGCTCTTCAGGCTTGGTTAGTTCAAGGCTTCCGGTATGAGCGACAGCCGATTGATCTGGCAAGGTTTTCCGTAACAGGCACTCGGCTGCCCGAAGCTGTGTTTGGGATAGCTCTCTACCATCAAATAGGTGCTCTTGGAGTATTCGGACTATGTGCTGCGTCTTGATGCGCATACGCACAACATCTGGAGTCCATTTAGTTAGTCTGGCTGCCATACTCTTGCTGCGGTGCACGAGGGAATGCTGCACGACTGAATGCTTCGTTCATTTCTGCAACTCTACGCTCTAGTGCTGCGATGCGCTGGTCCTGGAGCAATACGTATTCCTTGAGGCTGCAATCGCCCTGGAGGACGTAATTGTGTCCTTCGAGCGCGAGTATCCGCGGTTCAAGAGGCGGTCTGCCTTTAGGTTTCGATGCCACAAACGTCCTGCTCTGAAGCTATGATCATATCCTCACCGTTGATCATGATATGGGGCCACAAATAGCCGCCTATCTCCATTCCACCCAAATGCACAATATCACCTACTTTGACATCGCAAGGTCTGAAAGCTTTAAGATCTCTGACCGATCTCCAGGGCTTTCCGTCCTTCTCTCCTTTCGAGTGTATACGGGGATAGGTGCCGGGGCCAACGGCGATAACCTCCCCGCGTACCGCTTCACCGTTCCAATCTGCTGCAATGGTTTGGCTGAGATCTGGGGGGAGAGGTTTGACAATGATTTTCTCTCGCATCGGCTTGACGGCGCCGGTAACGAAATTAAGGCTCTTGTCATGCTGTCTGATACCGGGCATTACGCACAAATCCTCAACCGCTTCTCAATACTATTCGCTTCAGCTTCCTTACCCTGTAGCCACAATAGCTTATGGGCAACACCTAAGCGCATGTTAATGAAATGGCTAATCATTTGATTGAGTTTGACCTTCAATTCCGGCCCTAAATGCTCTCTGAACAGGTCGTGGGCTAGATTCTCAAGTCCTGCTCGGTACTCATCGAAGTCAGTCAGACACTGCTGATCGCCTAGCTTCGAGCGGTGTCCAATAGGGTGATTCGTGATGTTCCGATAGTATGGGGTCGAGGCAAAATGCACCGCGCCAGCCTTCAATGCGTTTGCAAGATCTACAAAGCACCAGTACGCATTGATTCGCGGCTGCATGATCTGCGCCAAAGCACTGGTCCGGTAGATAGCATGCTCAGGCCATACGTGATTGTGAATCAGGAAGTTCCATAGCTTACCTGGATCAGTAAAGGTCTCATCGTTGGCCACGTAAAAGGCATTCCACTCAGCCTTCTGCGCTACCTCATCCCATAACTGACAGGGGGCAAAGTAAGCTACCACTTCAGGATTTGCATCAAGGAACTCAATACCTGCTTGAACCTGTTCATGTATCAGATAGTCGTCATCTGCACAGAACACCGCATATTCACCCTTCGCGGCAAGTAATGCCTCGCGCATATTGGGGAAGGCGCCGATGTTCTCAGACTGTTTAATATACTTAACACCCTGCAACTGTATGCACTTGGTGTCATCGGTTGAATCGTTGTCGCTGACGATGATCTCTATATCGCCCTGTAGCTCTTTGAGCCGGCGCACCGTCCATTTAAGGAACTGGTAGCGATTGAAACTAGGAATACAGATTGAAAGCTTCAACCTCATCCTCCCGCATCTCTCGCGATGGATTACCGCGGATTAACCGCTTAGGACGCTCTAACACCATGACCCATGGGTATTGGTATACGTGAGCGTCGAAGCCATAGGCGGCAACATCTGGATACCCTGAGTGACAATCCTCTATGAGGTAAGGACCTCTCGTATGCTCCCACAGAGCCTTAAACGAGGCTTCCTGGTGCTCCTTAACGTGCGAACCGTCGTCAATGACAATATCGTATTCCAACGGCTGGCCGATATGCGCCTGATTGCAGATTAGGATCTCAATACGATCCTCTTCGTAGTCGGCGCACCTAAGGTCTATATCCATTCCAGTAATATGCGCCTTGGCGCCGAAATACTGCTTCCAAAGCTGAAGGCTGCCGCCATGGCTAACCCCTATCTCTAGCACCCTGACAGGCTTGTCTTGGTATTTGGCGAAATGCTTATCGTAGATGGGGAAATAGTGCTCCCACTTATCCACAAGCCGCCCTTGATGGGCATGGAATAGATCAGCAAACTTTCTCAAATCGACCGCCTTTTAGGCTTTTTTCTGCTTCTTAGCTTCTTCGTAAGACTTTTTAACGCGCAAATTCTTAACAAACTGCGCCATGAAGGCATTCAACGGCATCGTCTTAGATTTTGACTCCGAGAGATGGGCCATTTAGAGACCAAATCCGCCCTTATTATCCGCATGCTTGGCGTGATTCTTGGTCTCCATCTCGAACCGCACGGCCTTACCGTTAGACGTACCTTGAGGCTTTTCTGCCTTAAGCATGACCTGTGCTACAAGCCGAGCGCCGGTCTCTTTGGTGTCAGGACCAGGACGCGGACGACCGCTAGAGGTGGGAGCTAAATCAGGTTCACGGATTTTACTCACGTTATTCCTTAAGCTTGGACGACGATCCTCGAACCTGACTATGGTCAGTGACGTTCTCAGGCATCTTGAAGCGCACGCCTTCGCCGCCCTTGGAGCCTACATAGCCCTCTTCCTTGCGCACAGATCCGGAACCACCGTGAGTATTGTCACGGCCTTTCTCGGACATCTTGTTCTCATTCATACCAGACATAAAACCCTCTTTGTCAGACTCTGCCGACAGTTATTGAGCTTGCATCACCATATACATGGGTTGTGTCATAACTTCAACATTTGTATCGAAAAGTCGGTGAACTTCTGACTCAGCGGCCTTTAAATCTCGGTCTATGGTTTTAAAACTCAAATGAAACATAGCAGCCATTTGTCTGTAAGTAGCTCGCCTCTGCCAGCGTTGGATAATCAATCCACGGTCGTATGGCTCGAGCCTACACACCGTAACCTCCATCCGATACACATCAGGGGGCGCATAGTCGGAGCTGTAAAGCGGACTCTTGAGAGCACGTTCACCGAACATAGGAGACATAGAGGGGTAATCAATATTGTGTGACTGCCCCCATGCTGCCCATGCTCTAAGTGTTTTTATAGTATTGAGAGGTATCACAGAGCCCAATAACCCCAAACTATCGCAATCGTAGCAAACGCTAAGAGGACTGCAGTTCCTAGCATCTTATCCCCATTTGATTCGTTCATTTTTTTCCGTTTCCGCCCCACTTGAAAGCCGCGCGTTGCCTCATGTTTAGCACATGATTGATCACATCTGATTTATTTTTTACGATAACTACCTTCGATCCGCGCCATTCACTGATAAACCGTACCTGCTTAGGTTCTAGATGGCCGTTTGTGGTCTTGATTTCCACCCAGTCAGTTACGCCGGCCGTCCCAACAACAGCATCTGGGGTTCCAAATCCACATCCATGCGTATCAACGAACGAACACCACAATGCCTCGTACCATCCTTTGACCTCAGCCTGGTTCTCGTCAGGCAAGCTACGAGCTGCGAAGCGATTCATTCCTATCCTTCTCTGCCAAAGCCATCGCGTCACCTATTGTAAGGTCTCTCCCAAGGCAAGCCTTGCGTTGCGAGTAATCCCATAAGCTCCAGCCAGAAATCGTCCAATAGAGCTTATACGGGCCTGCTACGTAGCATTCTTTGTCAGAGGCATGCCAGATCATGGATGTGATCCCCCCCAATAGGTCAAATCTAATGTGCCCGATGGACTCCCGCCGCTTCCGTAAATCTGCAGCCCTTTAAACTCGAATACATCTGACCCATCCCTCTGTAACCTAAACTGTGGCGTTCCAGGCGCCGTAGGAACCATTACAGACGTGATCCCTGCAGGGCAGGCGGTAGCAGCGCCATTGATTACAACCGTTCCTGAGGCCGTTAGGAAGGCTAGGGCTTCGATGTTTGAGGTCTCTGCTGCTCCAACCACCTTGAAAGCGTCTGGCTGGCTTGAGTGTGCTGCCGTTGAGCCCATGCGTCGGTAACACCAGTACAGCCGGTCGGCCACAATGGGCGGCTGCACACCGGACACAAACCAGGCTGCGTAGTATGCCGTGAGGTCATAAAAGGCTGTCCCTATGCTTGGGTTTAACGTGGCATCCGTGTAAGGCTGAACCTGCCCAGACTCTGAAAAGTCAGACCAAGTGACTATTTGAACGTACTGAGCGTTGCTTTGAATCGCATTCATCCATCCAGCTCTAAATGATGCGGTATTACCGGCTTCCCAGAAGATCTGGTCTTTCGGCCTGAACTGTTGCGGCAGTACAGGCATCATCATGCACGGAGGGGCTGCAGCAGCAGCTGCAGGAGTAGCGGTTCCCCATCCACCGAACCCATGGCTTATCGTAGCAAGAGGATTTGAAGCAGGCCCCCCTAAGAATATCGGGATAAATGCCATATCAACATCCTGCAGGTTAAGCGCTGTTATGACCTGCTGCCACCACAATATCGGCTGGAAGCTCGCGTTAAAGGCTGTGATCAGCAGCCGGCCATCGGGTAAGCGTGCATAGGATGGGTGCATGAAGCTTGAAATTAGCTGCACGGCCTGTGCTTGCGTTAACCCCACCAAAGAACTCATGTCTAGCATTGGCACTACCCAAAACCGAGTATCAACCGCAGCAGCGGCTTGGAGCATCAGGTTTAGATGGCCTACAGGCGATAATGCGTCTGCCAAGGACAGGATATCGAAGGTAAACCCGGTAATACCTCGTGCGATAGCCATCCGCACTTCAGTCTGCATATTGGCGATCTGGCTGTTCTGGGTTGGTAGCGCTAAAGGCCTGGAACGAAGATATCCACCGTAAGCCGCATGAATTCCCTTCTCACCGCCAGGAGCTAGGTACTGGGTGTTGTAATAGTCGGCTGCCGCAGGAGAGGAACCGATTTGAAGGCTGAACGGATAGAAATAGTGGGCAAATACCCGCTTCTGGTAGCTGAAATAGTCAGGAGGTGTGAAGGGTAAAATCACGTGAACAGCCTATCGCGATTCAGTTTTAGAACTTCAGCCTCAAGATCAGCTATTCGGCGCTGCATCTTTGCGAACTTAATCGATAGGGCTAGGAGGGTTTCTAGCTTTGAGGGCTTGCGGATTGAATGCGTCTGTTTTGATTTCATTTACGTTTCCTTAGAAATTCCTTGACCATAGCCTCATGGTTTCTGTCTCTGATAACTGACTTTGTGATGTTCGTTGCTCCGGCGCATGACAGTCTGTGATCCCCAAAGTCAGGGTCCAATGGAGTCCAAACGCCCCTAACCTGACCCCACTCGATGTCTAGACCACAGAACCTGCATTTCTTCAAAGCCATAGAATCCCCACTTTCCCATCCGGATCCTATCCGGGGTACTCATCACATGTCCCTTTACGGGGAGGGTGGAGCGGTCAACCACATTGCGTCCTCTGGCCGTGTAGCCTCGTGGCATATGTGCGGCGGTACGGCTAAGCCCCGCGTCTTTCGTGGCACTGACGGACCCTAGTTGATTTAGTTTTGGTGGGTAGGCAGAATGCTCAAAGGCTTTCTGCCAATTTCCACGTTGCTCAGCCCAACTGGAATCGACGCCTCCTGACGCAAATCAGGGGGCGTTTTCATTTAACACCTTAGCTTTTTCCTTTGCAAGACGTTTGTTTATACGTCTGATAGCTCTGGCTGCGTGTTTGTGAGAGCAATATTGATGCCTTGGGTCCTGTGTGTAGAACTCCTTACGGCACCACATACAGACCTTGGAAATGGGAATAATCATGTCTTGCACGGCGGACATCTTCCCTCCGTTATAGCGCCTTCAACCTGATACCTAACCTTTGGGAATGCGCTAAGCATAGTGACCTTCGTCCTGACGCAGCCGCAGTTCTCACACCTGTGGCGCTCTATGTGGAACTGGCGGGCTTGGAGACGCCAGGAGTGGGTCATCTTTCGTCCGAACGCAGTGCATCGATCCGCTGCTTGTCCTGATTGTTGATCTGATCAGGATAATCCCTTGAACAATCCTCACGCTCGAAATTTATCGTATGTCTGAAACCGCAGTCAGTACACATAAGCGTTGGTCCCGCTTCATAATCTTCCGATTGACTGCGCCAGACACCGTGCATACCGCAATTTACACAGTATTGTTCTGTCTTGTCCCATGATTCCCAGTATCGATGCGATTCCTCAATTGGTCTGAAGCGCATATGCTGGTAGTACACGACCTGGAACTTCTTGGTGACGGTCATGCGGCTTTCCTTGCAAGCAACGCATACCAGAACTGCGCCAGCAACTGACACGGCAGCTCGCCCGGATCGTATTCAACGACCGGCACTGGCTTTTCTTCCGTTAGTTTTAGTAGCAGTTCCATTAATCTTTCGGTATGTGACCGACCTCTCAATTCCCAACCAATCTAGAATCTTTGGCCCCATTGGCCTGTGACCTTTCGCCACTTGATGTAGATATTGCCTAGAAACCCCTATTTCCCTGGCTATATCTGACGCTGATTGCGTCTGCAGCCGGTCACCAAGTAGCTCAAATGGATTTGTCATGCTGGCTATACTATCGTCATTCACAACGCTTGACAAGCGCAATCAAGTGCTTTACAGTCGCTCCACAGTGAAACAACGGAGACGCTTAATGGACCTCACCAAGCAAATGAATCTTCAAGACCGCATGTTCTGGCTTTGCATCATCGTGGCTGGCTCTTATTGCGTTTTCGCGGTGTTCTGCATGTACCAATCCATCACCCTGGCGGGACTGTGATGGGTCCTGACGGTCCAGAACAGCGGGAAGCCTACGAGCAAGAGCGCTCTTGGGCTGAAGATCGCGAGTTCGACAAATACGAGGATCGAGCCGATGGAGAGTTGATGGATTGCCATCGCAATGAGTACGGAGAAATCATCCCAGAACTGATCACCGTGATACCTGTGAATACCTTAGAGGAACTGGCGGAAAAGATGCTCAAACGCATATCGGAGAAAACATGATTGACCTAATGACCAAGTTTTCATGGGCTTTTATCGTGCTTTACGTGCTAATAGGAATAACTGCAGCA